GTTGCGGGTCCAGACCGCCGCCTGGTCGGTGTCGAGATTCTCCGCCGCGCGCGGCACCGCCGCCTCCAGCGCGTTCAGCGTGCCGAGCTGCGAGCGTACCACCGCCTCCTCGCTGTCGGAGAGGTTGGAGAGGCGGTATTCCATCGCGCCGTACGCCTGGTAGAAGCGCCAGCCCATGTTGCCGGCCTGGCCCGCGCCATAGGCGGGATAGCCCATGAACCGGCGCGCGTCGGTCCGTTCGGCATCGCTCAGCGCCATGCTGCGTCCCCCGATATCGGCAGAAGCGGCCGGGGCAGTACGCCCCGGCCGCGCATCCCACTCAGCCGATATGCTCGACCATGACCGCGCGCTGGAAATTGGCGTTGGTCGCGGTCGGCACGGTGTTCGGCGTGGTGGTCGTGTCCGACGGCGCGCAGAAGCCGCCGATCCAGTACCAGGACTGCGCGATGATCTGCGACAGCCGGTCGATCGGCTCGCGCGTCACCATCGCGATGCCGTCGACCAGCGAGATGATGCTGTCCTTCGGTGCCACGTCGCTCGCCGCCATGCCGGCGAAGTCACCCTCGATCAGCGCGCCCTGGCCGCAGATGATCGGGCGGCGGATATAGGCGCCGGCGATCGTCGGGTGCGGCTGCACATAGGCCTCGGTGGTGGGGATGAAGCGCAGGCCAAGGAAGTCGTTGATCATGCCGGTGCGGAACACCTGGTTGGCGCTGGTGGCACCCTGGAACAGGCGCTGGAAGTCCTGGTCGGAGAACAGCTGCCGGGCGCTGATCGGATCGAGGTAGCAGTTGTAGACGCCATCGATCTCCGGCACCGCGTTGGTGCGCAGCTTGGCCACCGCATCCAGCAGGTTCGCCATCGCCAGCGTATCGCCGGTGGCGATCTGCGCGGTGTTGGTCCGCGCGTTCGGCCGCACGATCACCGAGGCGGTGGCCGACTGCACCGTGTTCCCCGCGGTCGCGTCCGACGTGGACACGTTGCCGCTGAAGCTCAGCACACCGGAGACGCCGCCCGGCGTGGTCGAGGCATTGCTCGCATCCGCGCTGGCGCCGACCAGCGTGTAGGCGTTGGCGCCGACCGTGACGGTCAGCGAAACGGTGGCGCCGACCGGCGTCTGCACGCCATTGACGAAGGCGGTCTGGAAGCCGCGGATGTCATCGACCGAGACCTGCGGTCCGGCCGAGGCCAGCGTCACCCGCACCCGCGTGTTGCCGCCGAAATACGCGGCGAACAGCGAATTGCGGGCCAGCTCATCGAGCGAGCGCGCCGCCTGCTCGCCGTTGATATAGGCGTTCTGCAGGAACTGGCTGGCGATGCCGACGCGCGATGTCACCATGTTCAGGTCGGTGGTCGCGGCATAGTGGTTGATCGAGATCGTGTACTGCTCGACCCCGAAGGTCTGCGGCGTCAGGCCGTTGTCGAGGTTGGTGTTGGTCGCCGGCGCGATCGGCGTGGTCACCGACGGCTTCAGCCCGCCGCGCGTGCGGGTCAGCGTCTCACCGATGCCGACGGCGATCTCCACGCGATCGGCGCAGGCGCGATAGCCGAGGCGCGAGCGCAGCGCCTGCTGGAACTCGCGCTCCAGGAAGCCCTGCTGGATGATCGGCTGCAATGCGGCGGGGAAATTCTGGATGCCCATCTTGGTCCCTGTTGCTGGTGAGGCGGGGTTCGCACGACCGCGGCAAGTCCCCGTCGATCGGTGAAATCAGGTGTCGCGCCGGCTATTTGCGGCGCAGCAGGTCCTGCCTGGCGGCCCGCCATTCATCGTCGGTCATCTCGGTGGCCAGCTTCTGCCGCGGCGGGCTGCTCGGCGGCGGCGCCGCGGCGCTGGAGCTGCTGGCGGCGGCGAACAGCCACGGCTTGCTGCGCCGCATCCGCGACATCAGCGCGGCCGCGCCCTCCACCTCGCCATCCTCGCCGATGCGCAGCTGGCCGAGATCGGCGAGCTTCAGCCCGTCGAGATCGACCATCCCGGCGCGCACCGCCTCGGCCTTCAGCTCGGCGCGCAGCATGCGTTCCTCGTGCGAGGCGATCGCCTCGCGCAACTGGCGCTCCAGCTCGTCGGCGCGGCTGCGCAGGGCTGCGACATCGTCTTCCGCCCGCGGCGGTTCGGTCTCGTTGCTCATGCGGACGTCTCGTCCTCCTTTCGGTCCTGCTCGATACGGGCGAGCTCGGCGCCGACATCCTCGATGTCGTAGGTGTCGGCGATCGACTTCACCGCCGTCTCGCGGGAGATCAGCCCGGCGGCGGCGAGCGTGCTCAGCGTCTGCGAATCACGGTTGCGGTCATCCGCGGTCGGCGGATACCAGCGCGGCCAGGCCAGGCTCAGCCGGGCTGCGGGATCCAGCTCCGGCAGCTCGGATCCCATCACGCGCAGCCGGTATTTCGCCGCCGCGCGCAGCACCATCCGGGCGATCTGCAGCAGCGCGCCCTCGCCGTAGCTGACGCGCAGATTGTCGGCCAGCCAGATCAGTCCCTGGTTCATCAGCTCCAGCGCGCGGCCGGAGGTGGCGGCCGACAGGCGTGATGCGTCGGCGCGGTTGCCATGCACGCTTTCCAGCGCGAATTCGCGCAGCACGCGGACATAGTCGATCACCGCCGCCGAGGCCGTGCCGTTGATCTCCAGCAGCTTGGCGTCGCCCTTTTCGCTGACCACCAGCGCATTGGCGGCGCCGCGCACCGCCTCGCCTTCCAGGCCGGCCGGCTCGCGCACCAGCAGGGTCGGATCGCTGCTGTATTTCAGCCCGCGTCCGGCCTGGCTGAGCTGGTAGTCGATCTCGATGGACGTCTCGATCGCCGCGCGGAAGGTGCAGGTGCCGTCGGTCGCATCGCCACCGGGCAGGTTGCAGATCCAGACGATCGGCACGAAGCCGAGCCCGTGCCGCACCGTGCGGTTCTCGTCGATGACGGGGGCCGCGGTGCTGCCGACCGGCCAGGGCAGGAACCAGGTCTCCGCCTGGTCGTCCCATTGCCGCATGAACCAGTAGGTCAGGCCCGGATCGGGCAGGTCGTAGCCCTGCTGCGCCAGCAGGCTGCCGGCGACCTTGTAGCGCTCCACCACGCAGCACAGCTGGTCCGGCGCCTCCGGGTCGCGGGTCGGCGTCAGGTAGGTCGTGTCCAGCACATCGAAGAACAGCCGGCCGCGCAGCACGCGCATCAGCACGCCGACCGAGCCGACCGAGCCGCGGATCGCGGCACTCACCATCGTCTCGTTCAGCCGGCATTCCTTGACCACGTCGGCCAGTGCCGCGCGCACCGCGCGGTCCGGGCTGTCGATGGTCGGGAAGTGCCCCTCGCTGAACAGCAGGGCGACGCTGTCCTCGACGACGATGCGCGGCAGCGCATAGCGCACGCTCGGCCGGCGCTGGCGCAGCGGCACGTATTCGCCCGACGGGCTGCGCTCCTCGTGGAATTCGAAGGGCAGCACGTCATACAGCGTGCCCTCCAGCACCCGCCGCAGCAGGTCGAGCGTGCGGGCGCGCGGCGGGTAGTCCGGGTCGCGCGGGACCAGGTCGCAGATCGTCTGGAACATGTTTTCCCGTGCAGTTGTTCAGGGGCGGGGCGACCCCGGGGGCCAGGCATCATTCCCCGACGCGGCGGCGGCGATGCCGCGGCCGGCGCAAAGGAGTGGACGAGGCGCCCGGTTTGCTGTTTCTCTCCGCCGGGGCCGGGACAGGGTCAGACCGGCCTGGAATCGGGCGGAGTTACATGGACATGCGTCGTCTTCTTCACAGCGTGGTCGCGGTCGGGCTATTGGCGGCGCAGCAGGCGCACGCCCAGGTGCAGTGCTCGAGCCCGGCCGACCAGACGATCTTCGATCTCGAGGCGCTGAAGAGCGAGCTGGTGGTGCTGGCCACCGGCTGCCACGACTCGGTGCAGTACAACGCCTTCATCCGGCGCTACCAGGCGGAGCTGGGGCAGACCGAGAAGGAGTTCGACGCCTATTTCAAGCGTCGCTACGGCAGCTCCGGCCAGCGCGAGCATGATGCGTACATCACCTCGCTGGCGAACTCGCAGGCCGATGTCGGGCTGAAGCAGGGCACCGATTTCTGCGAACGCAATGTGGCGCTGTTCACCGAGGTGATGGCCCTGACCAGTCCCAGCCAGCTGCCGGACTATGCCGCGGGCAAGGATCTGATCCCGGCCGAACTCGGCGCCTGCGCGCCCGCGCCCACCCCGGCGGTGGTCCGCCGGACCGCGCCGGCGCGCAGCCGCACCCACCGGCAGTAGCCGGACGCACCAGAAGCCGGACCCACAGGCGGGGCAGCCTGCCCCGCCGGCCGGTGGCGGCTATCGCGTCACGGTCACCGCCACGTGCAGCACCGGGCTGCCTGGCAGCAGGCTGACCGTATAGGCGTCGGCACCGGCGAAATTGGCATCCGGCGTGTAGTCGATCCGCGTGTCGTCGCCGACCGTGTGGATATAGACTTTGCCGTGCGCCGGCTTGCCGGTCAGCAATCCCGCATCATACGGCTTCGGCCCGGTCTGGGTGACCGAGATGGCGCACCAGCCGCCGTCATTGCCGACGGCGATCGTCGCGTCCGTCGTCTTGCCGTCCGTCAGCGTCAGCTTCGGCGCCGTGCACAGCTTGGCGCCGCCGACCTGATCGATCTGATATTCGCGGGCGGTCGAAACCGGTGGCGGTGGCGGCGGCGGTGTGCAGGCCTCCAGTGCCAGGCAGGCGCCCGCAACGCCGATCCATGCCGTCAGGTGCGCGGGAAGCCGCGATGTGTTCAAGACCTGTCCCCGTCTCTGCTGTCCGGCGCCGGGCCGGTTCGTGTCTGGCATCCCGTCTTGTCGCTCCCGCCCGCGGCCTCGGCCGGGGTGGTGCGCGGGCGGCGTTGTTTGCCGTATGCGGCGGCGCGCCGCAAGGATGCCGGGGACGGCGGGACGGGCGTCAGGCCGGCGGCCAGCGATGCCACCGGTCCTCGCCATAGACGAAGTAGCGGGTCATCGCCCCGCCATCCCAGTGGTAGCGCAGGTGCCTGGCCTGCACGACCGGCAGGCGGATCAGGTCGGGCCAGAACAGCGCAGCCGCCAGTCCGTCCGGCCAGCGCACGCTGGGATAGAGGATCCCGTCGCCGCCGGCCGCATGCAGCCGCCGGGCGAACGCCTGACCGGCCGCATAATCATCGGGGTCGAGCAGCGCCGCGTCGCCGCCGCGCAGGTCGTGCAGCCGGGCGGCGATGCCGCAGACCAGCTCGCGATACTGTGCATCGCCCGCCGGCTCGGCGGTCGCCTGCATGAAGCGGCCGAAATGGTAGGCGGTCTCGGCCAGCGCCACCTCGAACCGGTCGCCGCAATACCAGACGCCGAAGCCACCGTCGGAGAAGCGGCTGGGCCGGTCGCGGGAGCAATGGGTGAAGGCGCCCATCACCAGGCTGGCCGTCGGGCCGCTGACGCGTCGCGCCGGCGGCACCAGGGAGAGGTCGCCGACCTCATCGCGCACCCGCGGATTGGTCTTGGCCTCGGCGCTGGCGATCAGATCCCAGTCGGCGGGGTCGGCGATATCCTCGAACAGCCAGACCGGGGGATAGACGGTGCGGATGATGCGGTGGCTATCGTCCCACCGGACCGGCACCGCCGCGACGTCTTCCGCCATCATGGCGTTGCTTATAGGGCAGACTGGGGCATGTGGGCAAGGACTGTGTGCCCATCAGAGGACAAAAATCTTAGCCGCGTCGGACAGGAAGAAAGCAAGGCGTTCTTTTT